TTTTTTGCCGAGAATACCATCTCCAAAAAATAACTCATATTGCTCATCATCAACTTCATTGATGAAATATACTTTATCTTCACTTCCTACTTGAAGGATATTGTCTGACTTCTTATATTCTTCATAAACACTAGAACCAGCAGACTCATACACTCTAACAATTAATGTATTTAAATCTGCTGCTGAATTCTGAATTTTAAATTTTTGATCTTTTAATGATCCATCATATGTAAATGTACTCAATACATATGATCCTTCATTTAAAATGACATCAGAGAACGTTGCAACGTTATTGACAACTGGAACTTTAATATCTTTTAATGTAATATAACGATAAAGAGTTTTATCGTAATTAGTTACAAATCCAGTTCCTGCTTTCAATTTAATTGAAGCGGGTCCTGAAACTGGAAATGTAACAGAAAATCCAAGTTCTGCACTTGGTGACGTAATTGATTTGGGAGTATACCCTAATTGCTTCGCTAACGATACTACGTTGTCTCTCAGCGTTGCTGAATCTAGGAATAGTTCATTGACTACCATATTGGCATTAAATGCCGTGTAGTACGTATTGTATGCCAATACATCTAACAACTGACTTAATGCAGAACCTTCAAAATCATAATCGGTAAAATCCGATTGTGATCTCATGTAATCTTTGAGAGTACTCTTGATTTCAGTGAAATCTAGATTGTTTAATTGAGTATATGGCATTATCTCGTCCTAGACAGGAAGAACTCTATTTGAACAGGTGGGACTTCTGTTCCTCTTATCTCATACGTCATTTCAACATCTAAACCGTTATCTTCAAAGTTGGGAATACAACTAATAGATGTTACGGCGATTCTAGGTTCGTATTTTGCTAGAGACAATTGCATATTTCGTTTAATAATACCTGCAACTGCATAGTCCAAAGGTTCAAACAAAAATGCTCTGATGTCTGAACCATAATCAGGATTAAATAAACGCTCACCCTTATTTGTAAGTACTAAATTAACAATTGCTTGTTTAATTGCAGCATTATCTTTACTAACAACTACATCGTCAGTAACAGGGTGTTTTTTGAAAGTAATATTGACATCTCTAAACGTGAGATTAGAAGTTGCCATTAAGAGTATACGGAGTCTCTAGTATTTAGTCGTCAGGAAAAACAATATTCCAAGAAATACTAATTCTAGGCTCATCACCATGATAAGGAGTCACATAATGTGGCATCCAACTCTCAAATACCAAACCTTCTCCAGATTTTGCTACAAAACCAATGGTTGGCATTTCATTCATCGTACCACTAGATCCTCGTGGATCCGGAAAACAAATTGCTCCATTTGTTTGAGAGCACTCTCCTGGAGTTTGTACATAATAGACACCACTATATTTAAAGTTTGCATGAGTATGATAATTTGAATAACCACCATCATCCAACTTAACTGCCCAACATTCTATAAATGCTTTTTCAATTGGACCTTCTTTATACGCTTGAGATGCATGAAGAAGTAGTGATTTTAAATCAAAACACCAGTCATATTCTAGATCAGTTAAGTTATTGGTTGAGTGCCACCCTTTCCCACCTACAGAATACTTGGCATTGTCAGGATTCTTTTTAGATTCCTCATTAACATAATCAATGATACTTTGATTTAATTTTTCTGGGTTGGTATCATTACGAAATGCAGTAATATTACATGGAAAAAATGTTTCCTTGTTAACTGATATAGGTGATTTGTTCATTGACTCCAACGTTCTACAAATTCACCAATCGCACTATCTGGATTAGGATACAACTCTTCCTTACGCTTATTCCTATTTCGTTTTGATGCCATGTCAAGATACTTGTCACTATCAGTTTCAGTGATGAGAGTCATTCCTTCATCAATAAAACCTTGCCCTTTATCAACTTTATGATGATTACCCATTGTAGCTCCAGTGTTTGTTTGGTTGTTCCCACCAGAAGTGTAAGTCTTCTGTGTTGTCGTCATAATATTCAGATACTAATTCGCTTTTAAATTTACTATGATAGTTTTCACACAATGAAAGAGTATGATAATTCTTGTCCGAAAACTTCTCCATCGCTTCTGTGAGCCAAATATAGTTACCCCCACGGATAACTCCCGCTTCACATAGGATAAAGTTATCCCAGTCTAATACCCAGTCCGCATAATTCAACATAAAGATGTCCTTATACGGATCTATACTTTCATCAGGAAACGGAACGTTCACTGATTCAACATGAAAACACTCTCTATCCATGGATAATCCGTGACAAAGGTGCTGGGTTACAATACTAGAATAATCAGGAGAAATACAAAGTAAACATGTCTTACTAGGATGAATATCCCAATCAGACATCTTCACCTTATATATCATTTCCTGAATTAATGCCATCTCCTTATCTTGGGAGATAAACACTAAGTCTCGGCGCTTCGGCGTTTTGAGACTCACTTACCCTGACCGCGATAACGCTTCTTAGCGCCATTACGACTCGTAGATGCATACTTCGTATGCTTTCCCATACCTTGACGACTTCTCTTCGGTTTTGCTTCAATAGCTAAAGTACCCGATAGTCCTGATTTTGCTTTTGCCATGAATTAACTCTTAGTACCAATGATTATTGTAGGATAGATTGTAAAACCTGTCAAGGGCCTAGGATTAGGTATCCCGCCTACGGCTTGCACCGCATCGCCACTGACAGGGACTAACACCTTATCCATGTATACGCCACGTGCTGCTGGGTTCTGTACACCCACAATACCTGTACGTACCAATGGTGGTGGTAATGGTGGCATTAGATTGTCCCACGTGCCCGGTGCAGGCAACGGAGGTAGCACAGGGTTCACTATAATGACTGGAACACCTGCAGGTACTTCCTTGGTGGCAGCTGTACGTATTGTAGGAAGTGGTGTAGGGTAATTTGTAGCACCCTGAATAGGATATGGTGGATACTTTGAATTTGATTGCTCCACCCAAACAGATGCTGAATCAATTGCAGATCCATCTACAATCATACCAGGTGTTATAAAATCTACACCCGGTACTGGCGGTGTATCACTCATTCCTTAACTCCTCCACTGCTTTGTACAAATCATTCAACGTCTCCGCCAAAGTCAGATAACTCTGGGATGACGGTGGCTTGTACATTAATTGGGGGTTCTCTAAGTTGGATACCCTCTGCTCCACCATCGTCAACCTCTTGTGCAGCTCTTGGAGTTGATCGTTGAACTTCGGCGTTGTTGATTGGTTCTCTTGAGTCATTGTCTAATCCTGAAAATCTTTTTGCTGCTGCTCCCTCAAATTGATCGCAGAAGGCATCAAAGTTGTTTAGAATCTCTTCATATGCATTACGCTCCAACGTTCAACCTCCCAGATACTTCAGGGTACTTATCCAATGGATTCTCCCCATCCGGGAATCTCATTAACCCTTCAAGTTCAATTACTTTCGCTTCCAATCCTACAAGACGCTCCGCAATCTCTTGGATTACATCTGCCATCTTATTGATCTGTTGCTGTTGTACTGCTAACTGAAACTGGGCGTCCTTCTTCAATGGATTATTCATATCTTCTAAAACAGTCTCTTCAGTGATAACGAGGTTTTCGGTCATTTTTTTGCTGGGAAATTTTTTTGGGTTTTGAGGTTTTAAAAAAACCATTTTCAAATATATTTATCGGTCGCTAGGATACTTTTGTAGGTTAGGGACTTACCGGTTTTTGCTGGAACCGCCAACCCCCTGCCCAAAGTGTGATATCATGGGGGACTGCCTCAAGCGTGGCAACCCTCGGGTGCGAATCCTGTGAGTTGGCGGTAGGCGTAAGCAAAGCGCAGCGCCTTCTCTTCTACAGGGCGACCCATGCGACCGGTCATCTCACAGCGTGGCATGCCATCACAGTCGTAATGGAATTTCACGGGTGCGTTGGCGTGGGACTGACCGATCCAACCGTCTGCCCATACCTGAGGTTCTCGCATGGTCTGCTTGGCATCAGCGATCACTCTCTCCAACACAGACAGAGGGAGAACGAACCACTCGCCGCCACCCTCCTGCTGTGTGTAGAATTTACGGTACTCAGCAGGCACAGCGTGATCCATGCCGTGCATTGTGCTGTATCCCATCTCCTGCAATGTGCTGTGCAATGATGCCTCTGCCTTGCCCACGTTGCACACGGTCATCAGGGCATGGAAGTACGTGTCGCCGTCGTTGCTGGTCTGGTGATTGCAGAGCACCTTGTATGCTTCTGCCTCGCCACCTGATGCAAGACCAACCTTGACTGCAACCCACTCGGTGTCGTTTGCTGTGATGACATTGCTCCGGGACATCATGAAATAAATGACGCCCTCGCCCTTGGGTTGCTTGCCTACCTGCTTGCCCTGCTTGGACTTGGTAGAGAAGGTGTAGTTTGCAGGTAGTTGGTTGGTCATGTCTGCGTTTGTTTCTTGTGTATATCCTACAGGGTCAGGGTCTAATGTCTGTCGCTGATGTTCCAGTTAGTGGATTGGACAGGTTGGATGCGACCTGCTCGCACTGCCTGCCTGTACTCATGCTCTGCCATGTGCTGACGTTGGATCTTCTCCATGACGGTCTGCATCAGAGGAGAGGGGTTCTCGTTGTGAAGAAAGAAACCTGTACGTGTCATTGCTTTGTTTTCCATGTCCCTAGTATAGGGGATCAGTTCCACCCCGTTGCCTCTGATGGGACAGTTTCCGAATCGGTTGCAAGATCTGAGTCAAGCACGTAGCGATTGACCCATACACCTGCCGACTGCTTAAGATCAACCAACAGGCGCAGCATGTTACGGCGTCTCACCTTGTGGTTGCTGTAATGCCCCGAGTTCCAGAAAATCATGCACTGACGGGTGACAGGGTAGAGGTTGATCTGTTGGGTTGCTGTGCTGTCAGTGTGAAGGATGATGACTGGGTTGATCATTGCCATTGTGGTTGTGTTCTTGTGTATTGTAGCATAGAGGGGGGCGACCCCTCAATCTTCCACGAGTTCCAGCATCATCTCAACCATCTCATCTTCGTCAATGCGGTGATCGTTCCACTTAACGCCGTCTGCTGTCTCACCGAGCATCCGACCGATCTGTCCGTCAGTCATGCAGCGAACGAACTTAGTCCATGGGTTCTCTCCCTCTGCATACTTGACGCATGCCCTAGCGGTGTTGTACAGGAACTCGTCATTCTGCATCCAGAGGGATGCATTCCATGTTTCGTAGTTTGCCCAACCGTTGTATGTGGTGGATGCTGTCATGTCGTTTGGTTTGTTTGCTTGAGTGTAGTATAGAGCCAAAGGGGTCGCTGCCTACCCAGCTGATGACACTTGTTCATCTGTCACATACATCCATTTCATCCACGCCTCGGTGCCTTCCTTCCATATGGTACAGTCCTCCTTCCACTCCCTCGCGTATGCATAAGCGTCAGTCATGTTGGTTGCGTAGTCACACCCGTGGGGATCAACCCGATCCCACGTCTTCGGTTGAATTGCGTACATGTTCACAGTCCGTTGATATAGTCAGCAACTGCCTCATCGTATTCTGCCTTCGTGTCAAAGGTGCGACCGTAGATTGTGCGAGGATAGGAAGCATCACGACCAGCAGCAGCAACCATCTCACAGTCAGCGCGATCGTATCCCATCTCAACCAGGTTGGCGACGTAGGGGTTGTGGATCTGCATCAGAACCTCATCGGTCTCAAGGGCAAGGGTGCAGGGGTCTTTGAATTTGTTC